AACTTGTACCTGGTGTTGGAGGCATTTGAATTGGGCCTTTCCAACCAAGAGCATTCAGTTCTTCATCAGTAAGTTCTGGAAGGTCAGTTCTTATTTCATCACCAGGATTTTCTCTCCAAATGTCGGGAATCATTTGTGGAGCATTTCCATTTGGAGGGCTAAACATTCCTCTTGCTTCTATTTGAAAAATATCCATTTTTTTAAGTGAAGAACTTCCTTTTCTCTATTTATCAATTAAAAGAAATTAAAGTTCACATTGACTCTACACTTATCATTAGTGCAAGTAGTACTATGATGAGGAACTGTTGGATCAAAAAGTAATAGGCGATTTTCTACAGATTTTACTTCTTCATTACCAATTACTGTAAGACCATCATTAGTATTCAGATAAAAAATAGCACCTTTATGCGGAAACTCATAATCCACATGGTCCATATGATGCACAATGGTTTCAGTAGAAGGATATAAGTTTCCTTTAATTCTCATCACTGCACGACATTCAATTTGATTTAGAATTGGTGCAAATACTTGTGCTTCTGGTTCCGTATGAAAACCACTCCAAAATTCATGAGTAAAATAATAAGATGCTGATATTGGCAAATCTTCTTTTTCGTTTGATACAACAGGTGTTAAGTTCCAAGGAAAGTTTGGATTTAACATAAAGTTTTTGATTTTTTGAAACTCTTCCTCTGGAAGAACATTATCTATAATTTTAAACATAATTGATATTAATAACACAACGAGGATGATCAGTTGAAGTAACAGAATGATGTTCAATTGATCCATCAAAAATTAACATTCGATTTTGCGAGCAATCTACTTTAGCAGTATTTTTTAGAATTGTAAATCCATTACAATCCGTTACATAAAATAAAGCCACTTTGTGAGAAACATTTCTATCAGTATGAAATTCATGATAAATGTGTTCTTTCGTTGGTACTAAAAGATTAGCACGAACATCAAAAAGTTTTTTGACTTTCAACTTATCAATAATTGGTTTGACGATTGAATAATGCTTATCAAATTTCAATCCATTATCCGAAGAATATAAAGAACGATTATACATCCAATCATGATCTTCATATCCTGTTGGGCCCAAATCAGGATCACGAACAATACCTTTATGATAATTCCACGAAAAGTTATTTGGATCTTTTAAATCTTTTGGAAAGAATGTATTTATTATGTTCAAAAAATTTTCTTGTGAAAGAAAATTATCTACGATTTCATACATAGCATTTTATCTCTTGATAGGATGATTTATATTTTTCGTTGATTTCTTTTTTAATTGATGCCCTTTTATCGTTTGTAGCATATACCAATCTTGCATTTGTTATAAATTCATCATCGAATAAATGATCTTTTTCAGATTGTCTCAATTCATCTTCGATTTTCCAAAGTTTAGAGTTAACTTCCAAAAGTTGTTCTAAGTAATTTTCATCATAAACATTGTTTTCTTTCGCAATAAAAATTAAATCTTTAATTTCCTGAATTACATAAGAACTATTTGTATGTTTAGATTTTATTTCAAGAATAGAAATCTTGTCTAAAAGTTCTCCTATGGAAATTGGTATTGTGATTTTCAATTGTATGACACTCCCCTAATTTCTTTAGGTTCTTTATGTTGATGTATCATAGGATCTTTCTGCATTTTACCTTCTATTTTTTCAATAATTTCAATATATGCACTTTCAATCTCTTCTTGAGTGAAATCAATTCGAGGTTCATTTAATCTAGAGGACATATGTGCTTGAAAACCTGATATTCTCATTGAATCTGGATAAAACTCAACATCTCTTTCAATAATGTGAAAACCATCATAGGTGACATTGACACGATGAGTTCCTGCAATGACTACGGATGCTCTCTTATTCAATGCTTTACACATATGCTGACCACAACTATCACATCCAATAAAATAATCAGCAGAACCAATAATTGCAGCCCATTCTCTTAGATTTGGATCCGGATCTGGTTTATAAGTTTTGATATTGTGAAATTCCTTTGCTCCCATAAAAATTAAATTATAATTTTTTGAAAGATTAGTAATAAAGTAATCTAACATTGGTTTTGGAATTGATCTCAAACTATCATCAAATATTCCAGAAGAATGAGGAGTTGCGGTAGAACCATATGGTTGCAATACAATGGTCTTTGATTTTTTATGTATTGACTTTACCTGCTCTATAATTTCAAATGCTTTTCTTTTTTCTGGAGAGGAAATGTTCAACTGCATTGGAGGCAGGTCGCTGTGGTCTGTTGAGTTATTGATACAGACATCAAATGACTCTCTTAAAGAAATCTCATTACGATAATATGCAGGAAGACGATAAGGTTCTGGCGTAATTACTTGATCTGCTTTCCAATACAAGTCAAAAGAACCTCTTGCATCAGGATTAAATGTTCTTTCTTGTAATTCTGGAAATCCCCAAGTCATAAAGTCCCATCCAGGAATCATAATATACCACTCTTCATCTGGATGGTTCTTATGATATTTGAGAAGTGCTGGAATTGCTGTAATAATTCTTCCAAGGCCACCATCTAATGAGATTATTGTAGTCATTATGAGTAAGAAATACTATGAATGGTTTTCAATTTTTTAATTGAATTTTTTAAATATTGAATTTTAATATCTCTTGCATCACTTGTATGTGCAATGATATTTAATTCTGGAAAATCTTCTTGTAAGGAAGCAGTTTTGATATTATATCTATGAAGGTTTAAAGTAAGTAAAAATTCATCAATTAGAGTATCTTTAATTTCCTTTTCTGTAAGATGAGTCCTTATCTTCATGTAATTTTCCATTTCTGGATGTGTAGAACTTAAATCTATGTGTTTATAGTAATCAAAAGGATTTTCATAAGGTTTCACACAATCTCTTGAGTTCTGATGAAATACTAAAAAGAAAAATGGTGCATAATACTTTAGATTATATTGTCCCTCAATGTTTTCTGGATGAAAGTGATGAGTTGGTGAATTATATTTTGCAATTAATACTCTGTCTTCTTCCACTAAAGTTGTTAAATCTACTCCTTTTGTATTAATTAAACAGTCAGCATCTAAAAAAATAATCCAATCATAAGTTTGTGAAAACTCATATAATTGAAAAAATTCCAATCTTAAAGGAATGTTTGAAAATTTTCGTTCAGTAATAATATGAAAATCTGCATCAATATTTTTTGCATACTCTCTCATATAAGGAAATGTAAGTTCTGTAATTTCCTTATCATAATCGTCAATATTAAGAGTAACTAATAGTTTTTTCATTTTTATTAGATTTGATTAAATAAGTATCATTTATAATTTTTCCCCAGTCAATTATTGGACTTAAGTGATTAGCATCACAATGAGTGCTCCAACCTGGCATTGGGGAAATTACATATTTTTGATTTTGATTGAGTTCCCAGAATTTATCATAATCTTTAGAAAAATAAAATCCCTTTTCCTCTTTTATGGCGTGAGTTGATGAATATTTTTTATGCACATCCAAATCTTCTAAGAGTGTCTTGTATTTACATGCAAATGTATTTGTAGTTCCAGGAACTGCTCTCCAGTGAGAACTTTTTGTTTTAAAAATCTCACAAAGATATCCACTTTCTATGAAGAAATCAAAGTCATATAAAGTTAAATATGATGGATTTATTTCAAATCCTTCTAACATTACATTGCACCATCCAAAACGATGCAAATAATCATCTTCTAAAAGATATACAATTTGATTATCTTCAAAGTTTCGTGATTGAATAATATCAAGAGTTTTTAAGAAACTATCACATTCACTTCCACAATTAATAATCTCTACGTTTTTCTCTTTTGCAAGAAAAGTTTTATCAATACTTCCATAGAATTCATCATAAACAATAGTATAATTTACAAGATTTGGATCTAAAGTATTTTTAAAGTTTTCAAATACTTTAATCTTATTGAACCATTCTGGTCTAGTTCGGTCTGGAAGTTCTTGTAGTTTGGAGTAATAGCAATGTCTTAAAAATACTTCAATTGGTTTATTCATTTGTATGTAAAATTAATTTTAATATCATTCATACCAATAATCTTAAATATATTCTCTCTAAAAGTCATTTTATTATCTTAAATTTGGACCATTGACCCAACTTACAAGAGCATGTCGAGTTCCCTTCTTTACTGGTTTTACTTCGTGCAAAATAGATGAATCAAAAAATATAATTGTACCTTTTGTTTTTGGGGCATTAAATTCTTGCCCATCTTTATAAAAAACTAATTCACCACCTTCATAATCTTCCGAACTACTCAATTGTATTGAAAAAGATAATTTTCTAATGTCTACAAAGTTTTCTAATTTTGAACTATCTCCACAATCAATATGCCTCGAATAGAATCCTTGTTGATCTTGATTGTACTCTGTAAACTGCAAATTTTCAACAAATTTTAAAATATAATCAAAATTTTCTTGATTTACTTTATGTATTTGCGAAATAAGTTTTTTATACAACCAATTTGTATCTGGATTTAAGTCAATCCATTTTATAATTGATTGTCTTACTCTTGGAACATTACCTATATTTGGATTTTTAATGTGATAATCCGGAGTAAAAGGTTTTTTAATTTCTTCGTCAATGTTTCCACCAATTTTCGCACTTTCTATTGGTAAATTTTCTGCATATTTTATTATTTCACAAATATCTTTACCCGAAAGAAAATTATCTACCCAATAAATTGGTCTTATTTCTTTGTTTGTTCGAAGTAAATTCATAATATTTCAATTTATTGATAAATTATTTTAGTTTTCTTTTTTACTCTAGTGTATTTATCCCACCATTCAAAATGATTGATATATGGATCTCTTTCTTTTTCAAACTGAACATGAAGAGCTAAAGATGGAATGGGGTGAAAAACTGTAACATAATCTCTCCAAACATTTCCTATTGTGGTTTCCTCCCAAACAATATCGTCCCAATTCAATGTATGTTTTAAATGTTTAGGAACAACCTTAAATTCTTTTGCAAGTCGTTCAAAATGCCTCCAGTGCTCATTAAAAACATTTGGTGAGGTCATAAAAGTTTGAGTTGTCCATGTAGATGATTTCCAATGTCTACACCTACCACGAGTGATTAAGAACTTCTCATTTATATTAAAATCATATTCTTGAGGAGTGTCATATGGAAATATACAGACATCATCTAATTGGTATTTCCTTTTTAAATCCACATACGCATTAAGCATTTCACCAATTGCTGTAGGATAATGTAGATAGTCATCTTCTACGGAATAAACTACATCGGATGTTGAATTCTTACAATATTCAAATTGATTTAATGCACTATAATTATATCCACATTCCTCTAAATGAATAAGTTCCCAGGAATGAATTGATTGGGAGAAAATATTCTTTAAAGAATTTATAAGTTCTTCTGTGCTATGGTCATCAAGAATTGTAAAATGTATTTTGTGGTTTGAAACATTATTTGCAGAATTTACGAGGGAAGAGACACATCCAATTACCAACTCTGTTTTAGAAACTGGGATATATCTTTGCTTTTTTCCATGAATATTTTTGCCATCATGAGTTCTTAAAACGATGTGTAAGTTCATTGATAATTCAAAGTATCATTTGACATTTGTTTTAAAAAACTAATCCAATCTTGGGTTCTCTTTTCCCAACTGAAATGATAATCGACATACTCTTTTTGTTTCTTTAGGTGTTCACATGTCTCCTTCGTCTTAACCAATTCAATTGCGGACTTAAGATTTTGATAAAAAATCTTTTCATGTCTTTTAAAATCTTCATCAAATTGATACATCATAGTCCAGTTTGATGCAGTTTCTGAAAGAGAACCTAAAGATGAATGAACGCATAAACATCCAGCACTCATTGCCTCTAAAAGAGATAAACAAAAAGTTTCTTTCCAAATAGAAGGATATGCAAAAATATGAGATGAAGCTAATGATTTTTTTAATTCATCGTTAGGAAGATAACCAACGTTATTAATTTTTGGATGGTTTTCTAATCTTTTATATAAGTCACTTTGTTTGTAATCTTCATGCCAATCAGATAAACCGTAAATTTTCCATGAAGAGTGGACTTTGAGTTCTATATTATTATACTCTCTTGCAAGTTTTTCAAAAACATTTATAAGAACTGGTAGTCCTCTTTGTGGATTGCAATGATGAACTATAACAATTTTATCTTCTGGTTTTTGCTGAGTTTCAATAGGGTCCAAGGCATATTTTATCACAATACAATGAGAGTATGGAATATCATAATATCTAACCCACTCTTCCATTTGAGAATATGAGATGAAAACAATCTTATGAAATTTTTTCCATCCACAATTTGCTAATGGATTATACTCCTCAACTCCCATCCATTTCAACATTTCTTCAGTTTGAACAGGAGATAGATGAACCCAGAAAAGACGAATCTTATTTGGGTCAAGGTACTGAATTCTATCGCAAACAATCTGAAACTTATCTAAAAGATTTTTTGGCAATCTTTCTTGGAGTTTGTACTTGATAATTTCAGTTCCACCTAAAGATTTTTTGCTAAATTCATCAAATTCTATAGTCATAATTATTAAAATAAATTCTCAATCAGATTCTTCTTGTAGTAATTTTGCTCCCATTTCTTCTATTTCTTCCAGTGTCATTGTTCCAATTTTCTCATATCCCACAGCATCCAATACCTTTAGATAACCTTTAGGAACGACCTCTGTAGAAAAATAATGTTCCAACTCTTCATAATATGGATTATCCGTATCAATTCTTATCTGCATTGCGTTAAGAACTTTTTTAACATCTTCAAGAGTTTCAATTCTTTCTACACACAATTGGAATCTTCTTAATGGTTTCTTAGTCATAATTCATTTCAATTATTTTTAATATTTATTGATACTGAATAAACTTTTTGTCCAATTTTTCAATAATATCAGCATCTGGTTTATATTCTTTTCTCCAGAACTCCATATTCATCTCTTTATATTTCTGAACGATTTCTAGTGGAAGAACATTTCTTGGTGGATTATATTCCACTTTTCTTTTCACTGTATGCAAATCCTTAAGATTGCAAGCCTTATCAAAGTTCTCATTAGAATACTCAAGGTTTTCATAGTCGTGAGAATAATAAGGTTTTTCTAGAAATTCATAGACACCTCTCATTGTTTTTTCTGGATCTTTACACAGGTTCTCATACTCAATAAAGTAAATCATTTCTGGATTGAGTGCATAACCTTCTTGAAGTAGGATCCAAGGACCAGCAACAATTCCACCATTCTTGTCCATCAGATCACCACATCGTGAGAACACATTGTCCTTATATTCTGTAAGTGTATTGGTATGAAATGGATTTTTGGATGAAATAACTTCAAAAGAATTCAAAATCGAAACAATATCTCTTACTGGACACAGAATTTTAGTGTAAGGGAAGAGTGCCTTAAGAAAATTTGTTTTCTTTGTCCAATCTCTTGAACTATCAAAGATCACTGGTTTTTCAATATGTTTATAGTAACCTTCAAAAATTCCATACATTAAATTTTTTCTTTGATCTTCCGTGATTGTAAGATTACTTTCTGCTCCAGTCACAATATCAATTGCAGTTCCAGTGAGTGCTTCTACTGGTGATGCAATATCAGCATAAAACTCTGGATTCTGTCGAAGAATAGAAGAAAGTAATGTAGAACCTGACCTTGGAAGTCCTGAGATAAAATAATATGATTTCATAAATCAGGATTGGGGATATTCAATACTACCTTTTGGAAGTGCAATCAAATTAAAAGAAATGGAAATTCTTTCTTCGTCGTGATTATTTGTTTGTACTGAATGTGGAAGATACGAAGGAAAGAGAATAATATTACCTTCTACTGGTTCAATTTGTATACTTTCTCCAGTAAATTGATTTTTTTGTGATGTAAGTTCACAACCTTTCCACATTTTATTAATTGCTGGATTAACAATAGAAAGTTTTCCACTTCCATCTGGAGTATGAAGATAAAAAACACCAGAGAACACCTCACCATGAATATGTTCAGAATTCATACATTGACGACTATCATTGACATTTAACCATGCCTCAGTGAGAGCAATGTCACAATCAATAAAATCTAGGTCTGCTGATGCTTTAAATCCCATTTGGCAGATATATTCAAAAATAGGTGCCAATTCTGGAACATGATGTAAAGTGCTTGGTGATTGATATCCAGCAATATTAGACCTTGGAGTTTCTTTTGTTGGATTTTGTTCTTTATATTCTCTTACTACATTTAGAAAGGTTTCTTTATGTTCTTCAAACTCTGGATATTCTGATTGCCAGAGAGGAACAGAGTAAATGGGCATCAAGTTCATAGTGTTTAAAGACGAATTAATTCATATTATACCATATTTAGATAAATTTTAATAAGTCACACACCTGAAGGAACGAATGGGCAGTCCAATACCTTTAGTAATAGGAGAATAGGTTGCGCCCCCTGTAGTCAAACAAACTCTCCATGCAGTAAACTGAAAACCTTCAGTACTGGACCAATATAAAGAATTAAGATAAGAATCCCAATAAATTCTACAACTAGATCCTGGATTCTTTAGTTGTCCGCAAGTTGGCACAAACCATCCAGAACATCCTGATATACTTTGAGCGGTTGTGTTTGCATCATTTCTAGAATACCAATCCCTGTTTACTTCAGAACTTGAAGGTGCCACAACCCATCTAACTCCTCCGGCCGCACAAATTAAGTACCCACCACCATATGGGTCGCCTAAATTTAATACTGTAGTAAAACTATAAGAAGCAGTACCACCACCTATATTAAGACCCTCATAATTTGGAGTAATAGCTGTATTGGGTATTACAAGGTAAATTGCAGTTCCTGCTGGTAAATTTGATGTTGGATCTAAAGTCCATACGTTCCCAGCAATGCTAATTCTTGGACTCGTTGCAGCATCATAAGATTCTATAATGCTTCCACCAGCACTTCCAGATCTTAATGTAATAGTTCCAGTGCCCCTAGATGGTGGCCCATCAAATGTTAATGCTATATTAGTACTTACTGATTGATTAGTAGCACCATTAGTTGGACTATAGGATGATACATTAACTTGCGCTTCAGTAGTAAAGTTATAAGTATCTGTTCCTGCATATCCTGCAACTGCCTCATCGGGCACTACAACATAATAATTTGTAGTAACTGATAAATTTGATGTTGGATCTATGGTTAAAGTGTTTGTGCTAAAGGTCAATCTAGCAGAACTTGTTACATCATAAGATTCTATAATTGTACCACTAGCACTTCCAGTTCTTAATGTAATTGTACCTACACCAGATCTAATGTTTTTATCAAAAGTAAAGACAATATTTGTAGATACACCAACATCAGTGCTTCCAGTTGGAGGTGCAAGTGATGTTACTACAGGACCTGTTTCTGTAGTGAAATTATAAGTTGTTAACTCATAGTTATTACCAAGAACATAATTTTTAACCATTCCTTGATCTAAAGTTAGATAATATCCTTGATCATAATCAAAGTTATCTGTTGGATCTATTGTTAAGGTTTGGTTGACAAGAGTAATTCCAGAACCAACTTGAATATCAAAACTTTCGACTATTGTTCCAGATGCACTATCCTTTCTTAATCTTGCAGTTCCAGTACCAACATTAACTAACTGATCGAATGTAAAAGAAATATTTGGACTACTTAGAGCACTTACTCCAGTTGCTCCGTCACTTGGACTAAATGAAGTAATTGTTGGACTAAAGATTAACTTGTCTCCAGTTCCTACAAACTCATTAGCAATGAATGTTGTTGCTGTAATAACACCAGTGGTGTTTATAGATCCATCAGTTCCAATTCCAATTCCAGTTAAGTTAGTTCCATCGCCATAAAATGCAGTAGCAGTTATAATACCAGAACCTATAGTTACACCAGTTCCAATATTAATAGAATTATTATCACCATCAAGAGTAATACTTGAGGTTCCTATGGTAAGAATACCAGTTACTCTTGCATCACCATCTACAATAAGTGCTGTAGTGGCAGTACCAGTATTGACAATTAATCCACTTCTTGCTGTGGCAAGACCAATGGAATCAACATTCGTAACATCTTCATATGTTAATGTTCCACCAATACTTACATTGCCAGTGACAGTAAGATCACCACTGGTGTTCCATGAAGGTCCTCCAGTAGAAAGTTTTGCTGGCGTTACTGATCCATCATCAATTACATTAACTGGAACTGCAGGTCCTAAGGATACAATCGAACAATCTAATGCCCCTGCAGGTGCTGTTGTGAAGGTGATATTACTTCCAGATAATGTATAATCAGTTGATGGTTCTTGAACAATACCACCTAAAGTTACTCTCAGTTGTTGAGTATTGGTTGGTATGAAAGCAACTGATGCTAAAGTTAGTGCAAATGTTTGCGTAGATCCATTAAAAGAACCTGAAATATCATCAAGAACTTTAATTTGACTTGATGTGGTTGGAGTATAACTTTGCCAAACAAATCCATCCCACTCATATGAAAATCCAGATGTTATGTCAGTATATACTTGACCTAATGATGGGGAATCTGGAAAATTTAAAGCCATCTTATTACACTTTTTAGGTATTTATATATTTCGATGTGGGTATTAATAAGTCACACACCTGAAGGCACGGATACAGAGAGGCTGTGTCTTAAAGAGGTCGCTGCGAGCAGCACCATTATTGGGGTACACACTCCAAGCGGCGCCGGCATTGAACTCTGTATCACTCCAGTAGTAAATATTGGAGTAAGCATCCCAATAAGTTATACAAGTATGTCCTGGGTTCTGTAGTTGTCCACAAGTTGGTACAAACCATCCAGAACATCCTGATATACTTTGAGCGGTTGTGTTCGCATCATTTCTAGAATGCCAGCTTCTACATACTTGAGCACTAATTGGTGCTACAACCCATCTAACTCCTCCAGAAGCACAAATAAAATATCCACCTTCATAAGCACTTCCTAAAGAAGGTGCTACTGTAGTAAAACTATAAGAAGCAGTTCCGCCACCAATATTGAGTCCCTCATAGTTTGGAGTAATAGCAGTATTTGGAATTACAAGGTATATGCTTTGACCTAAAGGTAAATCTGATGTTGGATCAAGAGTCCATACGTTTCCTGCAATACTAATTCTTGGACTTGTAGCAGCATCATAAGATTCTATAATTGTACCACCAGCACTACCACTCCGAAGGGTAATAGTTCCAGTACCTCTTGTCGGAGTATTATCAAAAGTTAACGATATATTAGTATTTGCAGCAACACTTGTGGCTCCATTTGTTGGACTATAGGATGATACATTAACGACATTAATTGTTGTGAAGTTATATGTATCTGTTCCTGCATATCCTGCAACTGCACCATCAGGAATTACGACATAATAATTGGTTCCAATACTTAAATCTGATGTTGGATCTATGGTTAATGTATTTGTACTAAAGGTTAATCTAGCAGAACTGGTTACATCATAGGATTCAATAATCGTACCAGTTGAACTATCACTTCTTAATGTAATTGTTCCACTACCTGCTCTTATATTTTTATCAAAGGTAACAACAATGTTTGAATTTACCGCAATATCTGTAGACCCACTCGTTGGGGAGAAAGAACTTACTGTAGGACCAACTTCGGTAGTAAAGTTATAAGTATTCAATGCAGCACTATTACCAAGATAGTTTGTTACAACTCCAACTGGAAGAGTGACATAATATTCGGTGTTGTAATTAAAATTGTCTGTTGGATCTATTGTTAAAGTTTGGTTATTTAAGGTAACTCTAGTACTAACACCAACACTAAAACTTTCTACGATAGATCCACTTGCACTTCCAGTTCTTAGTGCAATTATTCCTGTGGTTCCCAATCCAATTGTTGGATCGTAACTATAAGTCAAAACGATATTAGGACTACTTAAGGCACTTACGCCAGTTGCACCATCTACAGGACTAAAAGTAGTAATTGTTGGACTAAAGATTATCTTATCTCCAATTCCAATAAATTCACTTCCAACTAACTTTGATGCTGTAATAATTCCAGTGGTATTTACAGACCCAGCAGTTCCAACACCAGCATTTCTAATGTTACTACCATCACCATAGAATGTAATAGCAGAGACAATACCAGCACTTATTGTTACTGCAGATCCTACTTTTATTGTATTAGTTGTTCCATCAAGAGTGATTGAACTTGTACCAATTGTTAAAATTCCAGTGATTCTTGCATCACCATTAACAATAAGTGCTGTTGTAGCAGTGCCAGTATTTACTACTAATCCACTTCTTGCCGTGATTAATCCTATTGAATCTACATTCGTAACATCTTCATAAGTTAGTGTTCCAGCAATAGAAACATTTCCAGAAATACTAAGATCACCACTGGTGTTCCATGAAGGTCCGCCAGTAGAAAGTTTTACTGGCGTTACGGAACCATCAGCAATTTCTACAGAAAGTTTAGGACCCAAGGATACAATCGAACAATCTAAAAGTGCTGATGGTGGAGTTGTAAAAGTAATATTAGAACCTGATACTGTATAATCAACTCCAGGTTCTTGAACAATGCCACCTAAAGTTACTCTGAGTTGCTGTGCATTTCCAGGAGTAATTGTGGTTGATGATGAGGCTAGTGCAAATGTTTGCGTAGATCCATTAAAAGAACCTGAAATATCATCAAGAACTTTAATTTCACTTGGGGATGATGGAGAATAACTTTTCCAGACATAACCATCCCACTGATAGGAAACTCCTGCAGTAGTATCAGTATAAACCTGATTCAGTGATGGTGAATCTGGAAAGTTTAATGCCATCTTATTGTGCTTTTTAGGTATTTAGTAGAAATGAAAGTATTAATTACGCCGATCAAAGGCAAATTCTGCTCTTAAACCATCAGCAAGAACATAGTGGAAAAAGTTTTTTCTAAAAAAATTATTATATTTAAACATTTTATAATCTTCCTTATAAAACTTTTTCACATATTTTTTGATATTTGAATTTAGTTTATATTTCTCATCAGTTTCACCTTTAAATTTTTTATAATTTACATCGTTCAAATTAATCTCTATATTCGTTTTATTATAGACCCATTTTTTAAAATTTTTCCCAAATCCCCATTCATATTTCCAAACATGAGTTTTTGAAGAAATGAATTTATGTTGTGGGAGAAACCAATTATTATGGTAACTTTGGGCATTTATTTCCAAATTAATAAATTCTAAAAAAGAGTCATATGTTATTATATTATTATAATCAATTCCATGTAATTTGCACATGTTGTTTATACATGAATTTAATTTATCAAAAGGATTTCTTACAACTGTTATATGTGGAATATCCCCCACATTCAGATAAAGATCATAAAGTGGATAATGTAAATGAGTTACATCAATTCCTTTAATTCTATATTCATGTATCCTATGATATTTGCATTCTATATTCATAGAGTTTTCAAAAAGGGAAGATACATATCTTCCTCCTGTTCTTGGTATATGAATAAAGTAGCAAACATTATCATTTTGCTTAAAGATTGCCATTAATTGAACCGATCAAAGGCAAATTCTGCTCTCAAACCATCAGCAAGAACATAGTGGAAAAAGATTTGATGATAATATAAACCTTCTTTTTCTACTTTCTCATTGAAGAATAACCATTTCTTTTTATTTTCATATTCTCTTGGAAGTGGTTCACGCCAATGAGGTCTTTCACATCCTTTGTAAATCATTCCATCACCGGGATTTAAAATTACTGAACGATTCTCACCCTTTTTGATAATATTTTCTTTCTTTTTAGGATCATCATAAGTATCTGGAGTTTTAATCCATATGGGCCATGGATTACTTACATTACTACTGACGTGTACAGTAACTGAAATCTCACATGCAGGTCTATCAGTATGTAAAGTCAACTCCTGACCTGGATTATAAAACCTATCAAAGTAATAGGTGTTATAAAGTTTTTTACCAATTGCCTTTTCAATCTTTAATCTAATTTGAGAATGATAATACTTATAAGCAGGCCAATCATATCTTGATGTAGAACCAACAACTTGATTTTCTACTGGAACATGTGAAAACTTATCAACTTTTCCATAATAACTATATTGCCCCTTTAATTCTGGTGGGGGACAATAAAGATCTTTTGGATCCCATAGATTTTTGATAAGAAGATATCCGTTCTTATCAAACTCTTCATTATTTGTTGGTGATGTATGAGAATTTTCTCTTTCGGAATCACAACAATGTTGATCTGGCAATAATGAATCTTGATTGACTTGTGTAATTTGTGTAACCTGTTCAGATTTTTGTTGCTCCATTGCAACAAATACTTTTTCAAGAAAATCAATTTCTTTTTCGGTTACTTCCAATTGTTTATTATTTTTCATAGCAATCACTTCCAACGAGGTCCAACAGTCCAACCAACGATACTCTTACGAACTCCTTTTGTTACCTTTTGAACTCTATGTTGAGCTCTTGAATCAAATAAAATAATAACACCTCTTTTTCTTGGTGCAATGTAAGATCTTCCAGTAGAATCTAGTAGTTGCAAATTACCACCTTCATATTCATCTGGATCGGATAAAAGTAAACTAAATGAAAGTTTTCGCACTGTTTCAGTATTTTTAATTAAAAAATCTTGATTTAGAGAATTTTGACATTCTCTATTGTTTGTATTTGGTTTATAAAATGTTTCAATTCCAGCATCATTATGCCATCCATAATATTCTCCTTCACCATATACAGTGTATTGAAGAGATTCTCCATCAATATTAGTTAAATCATATAAAAAGTTTTCACGATTTGCTCTTTGAACGTAATGCCACACAAATCCACCAACCCAATGGTCTGTGGGAATCCATGTGTTTCTTGCATTTCTCTTATCTTTATCTACTGTTCCATATATGCCGCCACCAACACGAGAATCCTGAAGGCTATTTTCTGCTTTTAAAAGATCTTCTTCTATATTATCAACTATAGAGGAAGGAATATCAGTATAATACCAAATTGATTGTTGTGCCATAAAAAATAATTATATAGTGTAAATTGTAACTTGGGAATATTGAAAAGTCAATACTTATTCTTGCGGAATGTCATCCTCAATAAACTCTACAAATACCCAACCTTTAGTGTTATCTAATTGGTGAAGTTCTTCATCCCAAATATACGATCCATTTGGTTCGTCTTCTGGTCTTGGAATGGGTGCTTCCCATTCCAATTTTTCATTATTCCATACCCAAGAGTCATTCCATTTGATGGGTTTAAAAATGTTTAAATTTTCATCATATGTTCCACCAACTCTAGCATAATATCCTCTGATTCGGTCATTAATGGAAGTTTGTTTCCAAATATAATCATTGTAATCTGGATATATTTCAGATAAAAAATCTAAACCTAACTTTTCATTTTCTTCTGGTTCTTGACCATTATTTGTCAAAATGTCATTATCTACTTTAACTACATCCAAAACTTTGTTTGTTTCTTTTTCTATTTTTGCAAAATGTGCCATAATTTTTACCGATTATTGAACTGGGAAATATCTAATCGCGATCATTCCACCATAACCCGAGGCCCCTGCGGGAGAGACGGGCCCACCATTTCCACAGGTTGGCGTATCTATATTAGTGCCAAGGTAAGGTGCGTTAAACCACTGCGACGCCTGACCACCTCCAAATCCAAACCAAGAAGATTTAGGATCTCTTGTTGATGTTCCATTGAAGGGGCCCTCATATCTTGTAAATACGAATCCATGTGCTTGCCCAAATGAGGGTGGGAATGACCATCTTGATTGATAACCTTGGCCCAAGTAGAAACTACCACTTGGTGAATAAGCAGCTTGCGCTGGATTTCCAGGAAATCCCCATCCACCTCCAGTTCCGGCACGCCATCCGTTTGGAGCGGGGATTAAACTTCCTCCAGGAGTTCCTTGACCCGGTGTTCCTGCTCCAGCAGATCCGGCAGTGGGTGGTTGTGCCCAAGCTCCAGCTCCTCCTCCAGATCCTCCAGGATCTCCATTGAATGGCCCGGTCGGCGATCGACCGCCACCCGCACCACCTCCAATAGCAGTAATTGTACCACCGGGATGTGTAATATAACTTGGAGTTCCTGGTGCTGGGGAAGGTACTCCCGCACCTCCGCCACCAACACTAATTGTATAGGTTCCTGCACTAAATGTAGATCTTCCTAAAACAATACCACCAGCACCACCGCTGCTTGCCCGAGAAAATCGGACTGGGTTGCTTGCCGCCAGCACTCCTCCTCCACCACCACCAGCAACGATAAAATACTCAAGAACTGCTGACGGACTATTTAAAGTAAATGTTCCAGTTGAAGAAAAAGCATGAACTTTGTAACCATCGACAGTAAATTCAGTTCCACCCGATGCAGAAATTACTTGACCCGACCCAACTGCAGCTTCCCAAGAAGAACCATTCCAAACCTGAAGTTGATTATCAGTTGTACTCCAGATTACATCACCTGTTGATGCAGACCCTGGACGTTCAGGATTTGCAAAAGTACCCACATTAGCACTTTGAAAAATACCTTTTCTATTGTCATCAACAACGTCTGTTCCACCTATTCTAATTGCCATTTATATTACCTCCTTATTTTGTACTTTCCCAGGACGAACCATTCCACACTTTCAAGGCCGCATCTGTGGTATTGTAAATTACATCACCTATAGATGGGGATGCTGGTTCTGATCCAGTTGCAAAAGAACCAAAACTTATACTGCTAAAGATTCCTCTTCTACTATCATCAATGACAGTAGTTCCTGAAATTTGAATTGCCATCTTCGTGTTTCCACTCGGCTAACTACAATATTTATTAAGATTTATTTTCCAATTCTTCTACTCTTTGAGTTAATTCCTTAACTGCTTCAATCAATACAGCAATAATACCATTATAGTTTACCGATTTTGGATCAGTATTAGTAACCAGTTCTGGTAACACTTGCTCCAATTCTTGTGCAATTACACCATAAGAAGGTCTACCATCTTCTTTCCAGTTAAATTTAACTCCATGAAGATTATTGACCTTATTCAGTGCATCTTCAACTGTCTCAACATTTTCTTTTAAGGTGGAGTCAGAAGATGAGTTGAGATCTGTTGCTGATAGAGTTCCAGTTGATGGATTAAAGGTTAATTTAGTTGTAGATACCTTAGTTGCAGTTACAGTTCCACTCGTGATTGTTGTAAACAGTGGATAGAAAGTTGCATCAGTAGCAGTATCATCAGCAACAGTAGAACCCGCTCCAGTTAATCCACTACCGTCACCAACAAAACTTGCGGCTGTGATGATTCCAGAAACTGCTAAATCTCCACCATTTCCATTAATAGTTGCACCAGAACCAACATTGATTAGATTATTAATTCCATCAAGAGTAATACTTGAAGTTCCAATCGTTAGAATACCAGTGACTCTTGCGTCACCATTAACAATCAGTTCTGTAGTTCCTCCACCAATAACTACATTGGAGAGTGTTGAAACTCCAGATGAATTGACATTACCAGTTAGATTTCCAATAAAAGATGTTGCAGTAGATACTCCAGTTACATTAATACCAAAAGGATTAATATTAAGAACTGAAGAACCTGTTGATACAAATGTAAGTTCTCCATTTACTGGAGAAAATACTCCAGTAGTTGAATCTCCATCAAAATACCAACTTGGTGAAGATGCAGAACCATCACTAAATGCAACACCACCCGAAAGTGATGTAATGACCCCAACATTAAATGGTGAAGAATCTACCCAGAATGCAGATGAACCGACTCCTAAAGTTACTTCATCATAATAGATGAAAGTTCTACCATAATCAATATGGAAGAATAAATCTCCATTTGATGGTGATGGATCTGTAGATGCTGGCGTTCCTGGGAATGTAGAACCAATTCCAATAGCACCTCCACCTCCACCACTACCTCCTCCTTGGAAGAAGACAGTAGCAATTCCTACAGATGCATCATAATAACCAGTACTAACACCAGGACCTCTAAATTCAATAAATGTAACACCAGAACCGATTAAAGTATCGCCAGTTTGAATTCCAATCCCCGATGTAAAAATTTCTCCATTTTGATATAAATTTCCACTGAAATATAAATCCTGACCAGCATAAAGATCTCCACCAGTGGTAGTAATGCCACCAGAAGAAGCAAGAGTTGTAATTCCAGTGGACTCAATATTTACTGATGTCAAATAATCAATCGTACCAGTTGGAACATCAAGTGATGCAATAGAACCGATACCAGTAACGTCAAGATTTACTAAAGTACCATAATCAATAGTGCCAACAGATACATCTAATGTGGTAATAGAACCAATTCCAGTAACATCAAGATTTACTGAAGTTGAATAATCAACAGCACCAACAGATACATCTAATGTATTGATTGTACCAACACCACTAATATTAGTGTTGGTTGAATTTAAATCGGTAATGGTTCCAAAACCACTTACATTAACATAAGTGGTATTTAAGTCAGTGATGGTTCCAAAACCACTGATGCTTAAATTTCTACCATTAACCTCATCATAAAATACATCATCAGCAACGTATAGATCTCCACCTACATAAAGATCCCCTTGGAAAGTGCCAACTCCAACAAAAGTTGATACCCCAGATACATTTAAGTTATCTAATTCCGTATGACCATCTACATCTAAATCACCATTCGCATCAATTGCTCCAGTGAATGTGGAAAGACCACTTACACTTAGATTTGTAATTCCAATTCCATTAACTGTTAGTGTTCCAATATCTGCAGTTGTTGCTGTCAATGCAGAGCTTACAACTACATCAGTTACACCAATTCCACCAAGAACATCTAACGTATAATTAACAATTGTAGTACCAATACCAACCTTATTGGTGTCACCATCAGCAAAAATAAGATTTGACTTTACTTCAAGACCATTCTTAACAACAAAATTCTTGTTGATTGCCATGAGGTTCCACTATCCCCTCTTATGAGATTACTTTTTTATATTTAGACGAATATTAGTTTACCTGTTCCAGATGTCCAACTAAAATATCTATATGAAGCATCTTGTGCATAAGTAGCACTTCCAGTTGTAATTGCCTTTGGATATGCTATAGAATACTTAATAATGATAATTCCAGAACCACCTCTTTGACCATTTTGATTATTGCCACAACCACCACCTCCACCACCTAAACCATCAGTTCCTGGTGTTGGTGAACGATAAGCAGTTCCAGTAACTCCAATTTGAACTCCTCCAGTTCCACCACCGCCAGATCCACCAAGCCCACCTCCAGGATATCCTTGACTTGGATCATAATATTGACCACCACCGCCACCACCAGCATAAGTAACCGATGAACCAGTAAAGTTGGAAGTTACTCCACTTCCACCATTTCCCGCAGCAGCAAATGCTGATGTTTTATTGGTGCCCGGTCCACCAGCACCACCTCCACCTCCACCTCCAGGATAAGAAGGTGATCCTCTATTACCATATCCACCAGAGTATCCTTGACCAGAAGTTCCAGATCCTCCAGGTCTTGTGAATGGAGATGTATCAGTTGGACCACCACCTCCACCAGAACCTCCATCAGATCCTGCAGATCCATAGTTAGATCCTGCGCCACCACCAATTGCAGTTACACTTAAACTAACCCCACTAATTGAAGAGTTTCCTCCGTTTGTTGGTGCAGTAGATTCTCCAATAGTTCCACTTCCACCATTTCCAACACTTATATCAATAACAGGAATATAAAGGCTAGAACTCCCCGTAAGAAATCCACCTGCTCCTCCACCACCTCCAAGATATCCACCTCCACCTCCCCCACCGACTAGGAGATATTCAAAGGGAGGAATTTGAGATGGACCTTGAGTAAGTAAAGTTTGAATAATAGACATCAGCTTAATCCTGCTCCACTAATTATAAAGTTATTTGAACCGATACAAACGATCGTGCATAGTCCTTTTGCGGATAATGTTCTGTTTCCAGTGCTTGCGGTAACAACTTGTGTTAGAGTAATTCCAGAAGCAGTAATTGTATTATTTCCAGTAGAAGTATTGTAAACTGAAATTACATCTCCACTATTAAATACACCAGCAGGAATTGTTACTCCACCAGCAGCAGTTACAATTTTACCAGCATCAGAAGCAACTAAAGTATAAGTTCCACCTTGACTATTTGTTGGAACAGATCTCAAATTACCTTTGGAATCAGATACTGAAGAACCAGCACTTACATTTCCTGAGATTGTAGCACTTGCAGCAGTAACTGCTCCAGTAATTGAAGCACTTGCTGCAGTCAGAATACCAACAACATTTGCATTAGTTGAAAGTGTAACATCACCTCTAAATGTCACCGTATTGCTACCTCTTGGATATGAGAATACAACTTCATCAGATCCACTAACTCTTCTGTAGAATGATACAGTATCAGCAGTTTCTCCAATAGCAAATACAGGTGAACCATCTCCACTGTAGAATACACCACCACCATTTGTTGCACTATCACCTACGAATAGATAACCAGTTCCATTTGCATTCCCATATGCTTCAAATCCTGCTTCATAGTTATCACCAGCAAGAGATCTTACGAATGTATTTGCTGCTCTTGAACTATCACCAATTACAATATCACCATTAAAAGTAGAAATACCTGCAGAGAATATATTAATGTTTGCACTTGGAATATTTGCAGAACCCGTAACATTTAGAGAATTTGCAGTTAATCCTCCACTAATATCAACTGCTGCATTAATATCAACAGTTGAATTAAAGGTAGAAATTCCACTATTAACAATAATTCCATTATCAATATCAATTCCTTGGTTAATGTAGACAAGTGAATTGAATGTTGAAATTCCAGCTACTTGTAAGAAACTTGGTGTAGAAGCACCAGAGAATTCAAAGTTAACTGTTGAAATTCCACTTGTTGCATCAAAGGTCTGGTCAATATCAATTGTTGAAGAACTCAGGTTAATTGCGGTTGAGATGCTAAATCCACCACCACCTGTTGCAACACCAACTGCGTTTGTTGGAACTGCTCCACCTGCAGCAATTGCACCAAACTGCTCCCAAACATTATTAGTTGTATATACCCAACCAATAGAACCATTAGATGTTGGGTTTGCTCTATAGATAACATCACCAGGATTGCCTGCGAGAGTTGGTTGAGTGTTACTTACACTATACTTTCTTGAAACTGTTACGTCACCTTGTAAGAATAGTGAGTTTGCTTCAATACCTTTGTCTGATGTTGAAGTTAGTTTGTTATTGAATACAACTGGACCATCAAACTCCGAAATAATGTTATTATCGTTTCCACCTTCAACTCTAATTGAACGACTGATCGAAACTTCAAGTGGAGTTAGAACATCAAATCCGATGTTAAATGCACCCGTGCTTGGATCTTCGCCAGTTACCGATGGAACTGGTGCATCAAATACTTCTTCCTGTCCAGTATTTGAACTTACTCTCTTATTACCAACATAGAAATCACCATCAGCATTCATGCCAGTGAATACTACAACACCACCTTCTTGCTTATTAGATTGTGCAAGGAGTTCTTCTTGAGCAGTAATTGTGCGATCTTGTCTTTCTGGGAATGCAGTTGAGTAGTTACCAGGACCAAAACCAAGATATTCAAATGTGTGACCAGAAGCACGAATCAATGAGTTTCTGCGTAATTCAATGGGGAATGGTTTGATTCTTCTTACAACTGCGCCAGAAAGGTGAGTTTGTGTTGGTGAACCAAGAACTCCTCTAAAGATAGAAACTGGATTTCCGGATACAGTAGATTTAATTCTTACAATCTCATCATCAATCTGCAGATAATCACCAATCTGGAGATCTAAGTTATCAACATCGGTGATGCTGCAGATGCCTACAGTTCTTGTTGAAATTGATGCTAATAGTGTAGTTGTAATGCCAGCATAGACATATTCCAATCTTCCACCAATATTTTCATTTGCATCAGTGATATTTCCTGCATTTGAGGTAAATCCTGGATCATAAACATAAATTGTTCCAGTGGTTGATGGGGAATTGGTGCTAACTCCAATATTAGCAACAAATGTAGTCAAACTACCAACTGTTTCTACAATGAAATCTCCATTATAAAGTGAATTATCTGCTCCACCAATTCTAACTTTATTGAATACATTCAGACCATGATTTTGAGTTGTTGTAATTGTAGCAAGACCAACCACATTATCATATACAAATGAAGATACATTCAGAGTTCTTCCCGAAATATAAGCAATTGCATTGGATGTAATTGTAGATCCAAGACCATTTGTATTTGATACTGAGATGGTAGATGCAGATGCTACTTGAATTTGGTTATATGTCGAAATTCCAGTGATCCTATAAGAGCTATCAAATTCTTCGTTCTCAAAGTTAGAAACCCCAAATACATTAATAGTATCTCCAATGTTATTATAGATTTGAGTAACACTTACAACACCTACAACATGACTTGTTGTTGTAGCTACACCAACGACGGAGAATGAATGACCAATACCATAAGCACTACCACCATCAATGATAGTAACATCAGTTAATTGTCCAGAACTATCAAATGTAATTCTTGCGGTTGCATTTACACCTTGCTCAGTTCCTGCAAATCCAACCAATCTTGCATTATAAAGAGTTCCTGCAGTTCCAGATCCATAACCAAAACCAGTGCCTACAATTCCGACTTTAGTAACTCTGTTTAATCCATGATCAACAGAAGTATATAATGTATGAGCAGTTCCTACAGAATTTGAAACAATATCTGTAAGGGCAATACCAACTCCAGATGACTTGATTTGCTTCTCAAGAGTTTCCTTAGTAATACTTCTTTGTGGTTCGTTAATTACAACCTGACCAATTGGATCTGCAACGGCAAAAGAACTTGCAACTTTTGGATCTGATGTTGGATTATCTCTATTTGTTTGTGGATAAAGATTTGTAATAGGTTGTAGGTAACTTAATGTATTGAATGGAGTTACCGATGGTGAATTTGAAGCATTAACGAGCAGTAGATGATAAATTCCATCTTGATCACCTGGAACATACTTCTGAACTTCCTGAGATCTATAAACTATAAAGGTATTTGTATATTTCTTTCTCTGGAATGTTGGTAGTGAAGTTGTTCTCAGGGAAACATTATTTTGGAAACTTCCGGGATCTGTGCCAATACCGACACTAAATTGCTTAGTGCTACTGATTCCAGCAACACTGAAAGTTCCATTGAAAGCAGAATTTGCAATACCAGTTGTATTATTTGAACTGATAATGTTTACAATTTCAACTTGATCGTTAAGATTCAGGTTGTGGGGAAGTTCCGTATCAATGGTTGCGGTTCCACCAGACCAAGACGCTCCAGAAATAATTCTTTGGTTTCTGAGTTGAGCAGAGTTTGCTAGATTAACAGAACCAGGATTAAACTGATATGCAACTTCAGTATCAGTAGTTCCAAGAACACTGCTCGATTCTTGAATTACATAACCATCAAGTGGAGGTCTTGCAGTAACTGAAGAATCTGAAGGAAGAACAAATCGTGCTCTATAAACAGTATCAATCAGACCACGAGTATCGGGTCTTCTAGTAATGAAAGTTCTTGGTGTTGCTGCTCCAAGTGAACCCGTTCCAAGAGAAATAATGGTTGGATGTATGTCGTTTTCTGTAGAAGCAGTGGCAACATTAACATACCACTGATTATTTGTAGAATCATATTGAATTGGATGACCAATATCTCCAGATTTCTTATCAGATACTCTACTTACAACATGAAGAATTCCACCTTTATCGTTGATAGTAATTTCAGTATCGTTAATTGCATCGTTGAGTGATTTTGCAATCTTAATTTGATCTGCACTTACAATATTTGTTCCAGTCGTAATTACATGATAAACTTGATTACTATCAAGACCGTCAGGAAGTTCTCCAGTTTCACTAACGACTCTTATTGTCTCACCATTAACAAATGAGTGATTTTGAGTAAGAGTAAGAACATTGGTTGAAATACTATTAATTCCTACTTGTCTTCCTACAGTATAATCTTTTTCTGAAGTAATTTCATTTGCAGTATACTGAGTATTCGGCATTACAATTCTTGCCGAATATTGAGTAGAAACTCCAGAATTTGAAATAAGAACGTTTAGATTGTCATTTACTTTCGCACCAATTCTATATCCTTCAATAACACTATCAGGAGCAATACTTTCGTTAGAATATCCATAAAGGAATAATTTACTTGTATCAGCTACAGATACTGTCTTTGCAACATCAATTGAGATAAATTCAATACTTGTTTCTGTTGTATCAAGATGTTTTGGTGGAATGATGTGAGTGATATATCCAACATCATCTCTTGGGAATGCAGAACTTCTAAAGCCAGCTGCGGTAAGAGCCTTTGCACCAAAGTTTGAGTTGGAGTTATTAATTGACTGGTCTCCACCAGAATTTGCCAAGAAATGATTTGCATATCCGATTGCAAATACAGAAACAATCTGTAGATATGCATCATTATCACACTTAATGTGGAAGTTCTCATATTCTGGTTTGAATCGTGCTCTAGAATCTGAGTGAATATTCTCGTTTCCTGATGCAGTGTAATCTTGATAAGTTCCTGTTGTTGTATCGTACTTTACAAACGCACGGTCATCTTTTTGCAGTCCAATACCAGTGAACTGAGCAACAACCATCGACTTAAATCCATCTGCCTTATTTCCATCAGCATGAAGACCACACATGCCATAGACAGATCTCAATGAGATATTAAAGATATAAGGTGAAGCAGATGTAACTGTATCAACAGAAATGTTCAGTGTTGCTCCAGATACTGATGGAAGTGGATTGGTAGGAGCATTTTGAACCTGATATGCAACTTCTGGATTTGCCCCAGTCGCAAAAACTTCAGATACAACATACTGACCATCATAACCAGCAGCACCAACTCCACTAATACGAATTGGAGTATCTACATCAAGACCTTCAAGTGCGCCAGAAAGAGTAACTGTAATAGTGCTACTTGAAGTTACACCATCACCAGCTTTGATACTGCTAATACCAACCTCAGCACCTCTTGATCCAACAATACGATACTCATCAACTTTAGTTTGAATATCAAGTGAGGATGAAGGATAATCGGGAGAAATAGGTCTACCACTGGAAGTTCCGTATGCAAGACCAACTTTCTCATAATACATATCCAAATCTGTACGATTTGTAGTGTATGTCTGGAAAGTATCTGAAATACTTACACCATTTACACCATCAGCATACTCAAATGCAGTGAGTTTGTGGTGTGAGAAATTGGGAACAAATATGTTTGTCGTATAATCCTTATAACATGTTCCATTAGGATCTGCATCAAGGAAGGTAAACTGCCAAAAGTAACATGCGCCAGTTACACGGAAAATAGCAGATCTTTCAATGTTATCATTTTCTGGGTTTGGAACATATGTTGGACGAATCTTGGTCTTACGAAGATCCATACCAATGATTGAAGTTCCCCTCGGAATAATTACACCACCATGAACACTGTTTAGTTTATAGAGTTGATTGCTAGCATTTTCAAGATTAAAATTAGTCGTCAGGTCAAAAGGTGGGAAATCTGATGAAGTTTGTCCACTTCTTAATCTAAAGTTGTTTGATCCATCTGGAATCCATCCAGGTCTATTATCAACAACGTGCTCTCCAGGATAGAGCATAATTGTAGTTTTCCCAAATCTATCATTATCAAGTCCCGACTGATATGAGAATCTTGCTGCCTCAATCAGTGCTCTTTGAATAGTTTTAAACGGTCTCGCAAGTGAGTTTCCTTGATTTAAAATACTATCTGTAGAATCAATATTTGAGGGATCTACATAAAGAATTTCTCCACGAGAATTCTTTAAAAAATTATCCAGACGACTTAGACCCATTGTATTTTTTGATAAGTTCCGTTATGGATTATTTATTGTCTTCAGTTGTTTCTTCTTTTTCTTCTACTTCTGGTTCTGGAAGTGTAACTCCAATTTGAGTTAGATATTCAATTGCACCTTGAACTTTCCAGAAAAGTTCTCTATTTTTTGCAATTTCAGTGTCTAATTGTGCTCTTTGTTGTAAAAGATTTGCAAGATGTTCTTGTTGTTCAGTCATAATTTAGAATGATTTGGGAGTATTTATTAGTTTGGGTGGTGGTAATCTCCTTGATTAAACGGATTTAGGCAGAGGTATTTATTAATTTTTTTAAGAAACTGAATATATTAATATCGCACGGAAAGTTCCAGAAGAAGGAGTAGATAGATTATTCACGGTTCCATCTGTTTTGACTTCTATAGCATAAATAGTTGATGAAGAAAATACACTACTAACCTCTAGTGCATAGAAAGTATATCCAGCAGTAAGGGCAGTGGGGGCGGTGATAATAATTCCACGAGTGTACTGAGAAAGTGGAGAAGAAGCAAACGGTAGTCCGGTAAAACTGAGGTCTGCTGCTGTTCCTTTATTACTCCAAGCACAAATAATCTCCCCATATACCATTCTACCTATTTTAGTGTATCTTCCGGTTTGCTGGGTGTAAACCGCACCTCCACCACCATTTCGTAGTGCGGGAGTCCAAGTCCCCTCTTCATAATCATCCAGTAGTTCAGAAGACATTGTGCCTGAACTGTTAGCAGTCGCAGAGAAGTCAATACCATAACCATTACTAACAACAACATTACCATTAGTAATAGTGAAATCTCCAGTGACACTACTACCCGCAGGAACATTAGTTAGTCCTGATGCATCACCATAAAATGTGGAAACTCCAATATTAATACCACTAGAATTAATAGTAACAGCAGTTCCTACATTTATTTGTGATGCAGTTATAATACCACTAATATTAAGATTTCCACCACTATCCCCAACTACTAATGTTCCACTGCCATTAGGAAGAGTAACCGAATTGTTCCCTGCTGTTGCTTCTGGGACAACCTCTACATAACCACTGGTAGATCCGTATAACTTGAGTGAAGACATTATATTCTTGTGATACTCTTTTTAGTATTTATTAGTTTGGGTAGTGGTGTTTATGGGGGGGGTATTTATTGATTTTTATATGATACTATACTAGATTATACGATATAACAAAGTGAGCCCCTTACTACACCACCCGATACAATGCGAGAATATGCTACAGTGTCTCTGCTTCCACCAGAAGTAGCACTAAATTGAAATTGCATCGTAGTTGAACCAGAAGCTACGAAAGGAAAAGCATTAAGAATATTAAAATTGTCGGACATAATCACACCAAAACACTGGCTGCCTGCCGTAAAAGGCAGACCCGTAATACCTATTGCGGATCCACTCGCATTTGTAGCAAGGGTAAAGTCAAAATTAACATAAACAAATCTTCCAACTTTTGTATATGTTGCTGTAGTAAGGTTGGTCAAAGTCGTAACACTATTGGCAGGAGTCCAAGTCCCCTCTTCATAATCATCCAGTAGTTCAGAAGACATTGTGCCTGAACTGTTAGCAGTCGCAGAGAAGTCAACACCATAACCATCACCAACAACAAGATTGCCACTGGAAATAGTAAAATCTCCAGTGGCATTACCAGTAATATTACCAGTTACATCACCAGTTACATTACCAACAAAACTTGATGCAGTTGTCACTCCACTGATTACAACACCACCACCCTCACTCAGCACAATATTATTGCTGCCACTGTCTGGGTTTTTAATGTTCGTTGCTCTTAATGTAGACATTATTTGCTGCTTAACTTTTTAGTATTTATGGATTTTGCTGTGATGCAATAGATGCTTGATATGCTGCAACAACCTCATCAGTCCACAGTGCTGCTGCAACTGCTTGAAGTTCTGCACAATCTTCTGATACATCCTCACCAGGAACTCTGACGTGACGATGATAAGTTCTACCGACTTCTACACCATCTTTCTCAACAATATCTGCTCTGCGACATTGAATGATATTGAAAGGTGGGATGATTTCTAGTTTGTGTTCGTGTCTTTCAGTAAATGCCATTAGGGTAATCTCCTTGATTAAACGGATTTAGGCAGAGGTATTTATGGGTTTGTGGAATTGGGTGTTACACATAATAAGTAAGTGATGCAGACATCCCTTGTGTTGCTGCAATCGTTGTATCAAAATAGAAGGTTGATGAAGATGGTGCGGGACCTTGTATAAATCCACCTGCAGTTGTAGTTCCGTTAATTGCTACACCAGGAGGACCTCCACTAGCATTTGGTCCGTCGTATCCGGAAACAAAAGGGAGTCCAGATACACTTGTGCTGTTTGCAGTAGAAGCATAAGTTGCTACGCCTCCGAGAGTTGTAGTAAAAAACCAAACAGTAACTTGACTACCTATTTTCCTATATCTTCCACCATAAGCAGGGCTGCCCGTTGTAGTCATATTCGTCACACTTGGAGTCCAAGTTCCCTCTTCATAATCATCCAGTGCATTTACTGCTGCTGTGTCTCCGTTGAAAGTTAAACCACCACCAGAAATCCACCTACCTCTTTCGGTTCCGCCAGTTGTAAAAGAAATAGTATCTGCTGATGGGAAGAAAATTCCAGTATTATCGTCTCCAGATGTGGTAATTGATGGGGAACTTGTCGAACCAGCAGCAACGGTTGCAGCACCACTAACACTTAAATTAGTTGCATCTACCGAACTAAAAGTAGTAACACCAGTCAGAGGTGTAGTTAAAGTTGAAACTCCAGAGATGATACCATCTCCATTTAGTGATATAGGCATTTCTTTTCCTCCTTATACGATAGTCCAGGTAGAACCTGATGGAATGGTGACTGTGATGCCTGTTGCAATTCCGACCGGACCAGCACTCATTGCATTTTTTGATGTGCTAATCGTATAATCTACGGTTACTTCTTGCCCGTTTTCATAAAAAATCTGGTCACTTCCACCACCAGTAGCACCTGCACTAATACCACTCAGAGCACTACCATCACCACTAAAACTGGTGGCTGTTACAACTCCAGCAAAACTTGCATTGCCATTAGAATTTATTGTTACACCAGTACCAACTGTAGTATCAATACTTAGAAGATCACCATAAATTGTAAAGTCATCTGCGGTAGATATTCCAACCCCACCAACTAATTGTGCCTTTGTCTGTGACATTATGACTTTATAGTTCTTTTACTTATTTATCATACAAGAAAACCTCCCACAAAGAGGAGGTTCTCAAGCCACACGGAAGGGGTTTGGTTCTGTATCACCTTTACTATTTTACCACGATTTCTCTTCCCACGTCAATCTTTTCTTCAGTTCCTTATCAAATATCATCAGGTATCGGTGCTTTCTACTTCTTTCTCTCCATTCACCTTCTAATCCTTTAATAGGACCCCTTGAATGTTTGATAAAAGAACCATCAGGTTGTTTGATCCAAAAGTCAGATTTCTTATCTGTCAAACCATAGTATTGAAAATTACAAGCTCTGTATATAATTCCAGAGTGGTGATTATTGTCAGCGTAACTAAGAATAGCACGAACGCGGGCATCTTTTCTAAATCTCCTTATACAACGACTGACGAACCAAGAGGTGATATTATACTCTTCTTTCTGAATATCTGGGTGAATACAAAGACGTGAGAGTTCGTAGATACCCTCTTGCTCGTTTCTTTGCAATCCAAAAGCACCTACTGCAATTTCTGGAACTGGGAGACCAGTAAAAATGCAAGCACCAAGACACCCGCCAATATTAAGTACATCTGTGACTGTATTACGGTATAGTCCATAGTTAAAACCAGATTTGAAATCTTTTGATTCGTCTTTAAGATAATGATGAGTATAAAGAAGTTCTTT